TATTGATGTGCCAAACATTTATAATAAAACTAAACTAGTATCATTAATAGCATCTAATAAAACTTTATGTAAAGAACACTTAATAAGACAAAGAGTAATCAAAAAATTTTCTTCTAAATGTGATCATTATGGTAGAGGTTTTAATGAAATAGAAAATAAAATAACAGGATTACAAGATTATTGTTTTTCTATTGTAGTAGAAAATGCTACTTATTCTAACATGTTTACAGAAAAAATAACTGATTGTTTTTCCACTGGAACTATTCCGATATATTACGGCATGAAAAACATATCTGATTTTTTTGATATAAATGGAATAATAATTTTAACGGAAGAATTTAAAATAGAAGATCTTTCTTTTGATTTGTATTATTCAAAAATGGATTCAGTAAAAGAAAATTTCAAAAGATCTATAAATTTATTATCCGCAGAAGATCATATATACGAGAATTATTTAAAATATGAAATTTGATACGATTTATAGTTTAGGAAGTAGATGCCAAAATTCAGAAATATTAAAACATTATGGATATAGAGAATTTTCTGGAATATTTGATTTCATGAATACTTCGAAGTTTTCTGTATTAAATCATATATTAAAAAATGAATTTAAAGAATTATTTGAAACTTCGAATAATATAAACATTAAATGCGACCAATTAACTATTGATCCAGAAACAGGAGAAAGATTACCTAGTTCTTTCAGAACTATGAATAAATTCTATAATACAAATCTAGATGATATTCATAGTTCTATTTTTCCTCATCATGATTTAACAAAAGAAAAAGACCAAAACCATTTCAAACGATGTGTGGAAAGATTTTATAAATTGAATAATTTTAATGTATTATTCAATTATACTTATAATACTTGGGAGAATACTATTTCTCTGAAAGAAATTAACGAAATCCTAGATTCGTTTAACCAAATATATAAATTCCAAAATTATAGAATATGTTTTATTGGATTAATACAAGATGATAATAACAAATTTAAGTTAGAAACATCATCTAATCTATTTGATATTTGGTCTTTAAAAATTAAAAGAAATAGTTTTAGTGGGGGTTTATTTAATGTAGAACAAGACAATTTAAATTATTTGAAAATAATAAAAACATATCTTTTAAATACACAAAGAATTTCAAAAGAAGATATTGATCTTATAAAATAAAATATTATATATTATATGGACGCAACAGAATCAAAGTATCAGTATAATAGTTGGCCTTTAGGTAAAGTGCCTAAGAATCTTCAGAGAAATGAATTAGACACAATAAAAGAAAATGGATATGCTTGGAAAGATGCTAGGGATGTAATAGATATCTTCGAACAAAAAGTTGCTGAATTTGCTGGTAGTAAATATGCCATAACAACAGATTGTTGTTCTCATGGAGTATTTTTATGCTTGAAATATCTTCAAAGTATAAATGAAATTAATAGCAATGCAACTATTACTATTCCAAACAGAACATACGCATCAATACCAATGCAAATAAAAAGTTGCGGATTGGAATTAGAATTTGAAGATTTGGAATGGAGTGGAATTTACAATTTAAAAGGCACTAGAGTTTGGGATGGTGCTGTTCGTTGGACGAAAGATATGTACATTGGAAATAATAGTTTCCAAGTTGTATCATTTCAGTTCAAGAAACGAATTCCTATAGGAAAGGGTGGTATTATTTTAACTGATGATGAACAAGCAGCTAAATGGCTTAAATTAGCATCATATGACGGGAGAGATTTGACACTTCCATATGATGATCCTAATCATATAACTATGGCTGGATATCATATGTATATGACTCCAGAAGATGCTGCTAGAGGTATAATATTAATGGATTCTGTTAACAAAGAAACTGAAATACACCCAGATAGTGGAAAATCTGATATGTATCCAGATTTATCTAAATTAAAAATTTTTGAAACACATAGATATGAAATATTTGATTCCATATCATATGGTGATTTAGAACCATTACAACCATTTACTTTAATTTATAAATGTATTACAAAAGAAGAAATGGAAAAATATCTTTTAAATACGAAAAAATCTTGTTTTGCATTTGACAAATTAACAAAACAAATATATAATAATGTATCAAAAATATATGAATCTCCTGATAATGGAAAGACCATCACAGAGAGGATATTTAATGGAGATTTAAAATTAAAAAATTATGAATAAAAAAGCATTTATTACTGGAATTGCAGGACAAGACGGAAGTTATTTAGCCGAACATCTATTATCTTTGGATTATGATGTGTATGGGATTATACGTAGAAATTCTACGCCAGAAAATCAACATAACAGAACTGAGCATTTGAATAATACAATTCAATTAGATTATGGTGATTTATCGGATCAAGGAAGTTTAGAAAAACTTTTATCTAAAATAAAGCCAGACGAAATTTATAATTTAGCGGCACAAAGTCATGTTAGAATTAGTTATGATATTCCTCAATATACAGCTCAAACAAACGCTTTGGGTGTATTGAATATGCTTGAAGCATATAGGAATTCTGCTCCAGAAGCTCGCTTTTATCAAGCTAGTTCATCAGAAATGTTTGGCAACTGTATTGATTCAGATGGTTTTCAAAGAGAAACAACTCCAATGCATCCAGTAAGTCCATATGGATGTTCTAAATTATTTGGATATTCTATTGTAAGAAACTACAGGAATGCATTTAAATTACATGCATCAAATGGAATTTTATTTAATCATGAATCTCCAAGGAGAGGTTCTAATTTCGTTACTAATAAAGTAGTAAAGACAGCAGTACTAATTAAATTAGGTTTAGCAGATAAACTAGAAATGGGAAATATGGATTCTTCTAGAGATTGGGGGCATTCTAAAGATTATGTTAAAGCCATGCATCTTATAGTAAATCAAGATAAGCCAGATGATTTCGTAATTTCCACAATGAATACTAATACAGTGAGAGACATGGTTAATCATGTATTTAAAAAATTGGATTTAGATGTTGATAAATATGTTACTCAAAATCCTAAATTTTTAAGACCAGAAGAATTGAATATGTTAAAAGGAGATTCGACCAAAGCTAGAACGATATTAGGTTGGACTCCAGAATATACATTCCAAGAAATGATGGATGAAATGGTTGATCATTGGATGGAGATTTATAAAAAGCAATAATGGAAGAAACAATATTTAATTACATAGATTCGGTTCTTTTTACAAAACAAAAATTAAATAAATTGAATGAAGAAGAAACTCAATTCAATTTGTACATGCTTAATCGTTGGTGTTCTATGTATTCTCCCGACATTACTCAGATTATCAATGAAACGACAAACCGATACAAAGAAATTTTTTCATTAAAGCAAGATCAATATAATTATATTTTTAATATTTTACCAAGAGTAAAAAAGAAACGAATTAATTATATTAAAAAAATAAAATCAGAAGAAGAAAAACAAGACGAAAATATTCCTATTATTGCTAATAATTTAGAGATTTCTCAAAGAGAAGTAAAAGAATATATTGATTTATACAACGAAGCTTTTAAATAAACATATGGCTATAGAATTACCCTCACACATGGATAACGTCAAACATAAAAAAGGTATGATTGACTTAGATGGAAATAGCGAAGGCTTTTTTGGCTTGGATGATTACAAGCTTTCTTTTGTTTTTGATGATATAGTTTTGGTAGAATTTGTTGATGAAGTTGAAGATGCTCAAGGATCTGCTGTAATGCGTAATGGATTGTATGTTCCAACTAATGTAAACACCAAGGCATGGAGAAAGGCTAAGGTGGTGTTAACTGGTCCTAATGTATCCTTTTGTAAAAAAGATGATATTGTTATCTTTCCTAATGATAAGGGAGTAACCGTATCAAATATGGAAATCGAAGGTTATGGAACAGTAAAGAAAGGTATGTTCTTAAATGAACAAAGAATGTTTGGTATTGCCAGTAAAAAAAGCTAAATATTTAGGTGGCAACTCCTAAAGAACCAAAAAGAGAAGAAATAAAACCGTACAAATATGGTACGGAATATAATATGGCTAAGGTATCTAGAAATACTCTTAGTTCTCTTTTGCAAAATAATGTTTGCATATTATCTATAATAAGAAGGGTTCAACCTCCAGATAAGCAAAAGCATCCTCGTCCTATTAATGCTAGGAGGAGGATGCTTTGTTGTAATAATATAGATTTTCTAGAATCTTATAATGGTAAAGTTAAGTTGAGTCATTTTAATCCAAAAGGGGTAGGATTACCCTATGATCCTATGGCTTATAATTTATTAGCAACATGGGATTTATTAATGATTGATTATAGAGTTATTAATATGAATGATTGTTATTTAAATTATGCCTATCCAATCAATGATAGACGATTAAGAAATATGTTTTGGCGAGAAATATTCAACAAAACCTTTTATCTGATGTCTCCACAAGAAAAGTATGGTTGGATGAACACTTGGTAGTTGATTATTTAAGTTTATTTTTTAAATAGATTTAATGTCAATCAAAGAAAGTGATCTTAATTATTTCTTACAAAGAAATATAGTTTTTGTATTAGAAAATAAAATAATAAAAGAAGGTAAATTATTTCTATACAACGAAAAAGATTATTATATTATTTTTTATATGCGTTCTGGTGGTAATGAACAAAAAAAGTTTGAGATACCATATCCGTTTGCTGTTGAAAGAAAAAATAATTATCTAATATTAGATTATTCTTTGAGTGCTATATCTGGTGGCGATTCTGAATTGTACTATAGGTTGGTATCTTTAAACCAAAATTCTAATTCTAGATTCTATAATAACAAAATTATAGTTTTCGAAAAGAATGCTCTTGATTTTTCTGTGGTTTCGTAGTATGTTCTAGGGATGGCATTATTAGATCATTTCCCGTCCAAATTCAATCCACTAGTTCAACAAGTGGAACTCATTAATAAAATTGATGAGGCTTTTAATCAAGGTTATAAGTTCGTTATATGTTGTGCTCCCACTGGTAGTGGGAAATCGTTTTTATCAAAAACTCTTGCAAATGTATCTTCTGAACCTTCCAAAGAATTCGTTGATCTTGTTGAAAATGGAAGTGCTTTTAGATTAGATAGTTATGGAAATTATACTAAAGAAAACGAATGTTTAGACGAAAAACCTTTTGGTGCGTTTGCTTTGACCATTACTAAAAGTTTACAAGATCAATATACAGAACTTTTTGAAGACTCTAAAGCACTAAAAGGTAAAACAAATTACATGTGCAATATTGATCCACAATATGATGTGGATGTAGCTCCTTGTTTGTTTACACCAGGTTTAAAAGAAAAGTGTATTTTGAACAATACATGTTCATATTACAATGCTAGAAAAGATATGTTAACCAATAAGTTTGGTATTTTAAATTATAGCATGTTTCTTTCTATGCCTGATCATGTAAGAAATCGTGAATATATTATTTGTGATGAAGCTTCAGAAGTTGAAGATGAATTAGTAAAAAGATTCAGTCGTTCGTTGCCATACAAATTATTAAAACGATTAGGATACTCTCCAAAAGAAATTCCTGTAGAACATTATAGTAAATTTAAAATTTGGTTGGATAATTTAATTATTAAAATTGGTGATGAAGTCGATGCTTTAAAACGGGTTTTAAACAAGAAAAAAGGTAAAGCAGAATTTGATTCAAACATCCAAAGGTTTAAGTTGTTCAATAACTTGCTTCGTCAAATGCAAGGTACAATGGATACATGGAAAGAATGTGAATATGTTGTGGAACATAATCTAGAAGGTATTACATTGAAACCGTTTCGTGTGGATAATTTAGCTAAACATATATTTTCTCATGCTGATAAGATTTTATTGATGTCAGCAACAATTATTGATCCAGCAAATTTTGCTAAAACATTAGGAATTACAAAATTTAAATACATTGAAGTTGATTCAACCTTTGATCCAAAAAACGCACCCATTCATGCATCTAGTACCACTAAATTTAATCATAAAAATTTAAAAGAGAATTTGTCTTTAATTAAAGATACTATTGAAAAGTTGTGTAATAATCATAAAAATGAAAAGGGTATCATACATACTCATACTAATGAGATCACACAATATTTAAAAGATAATATCGATGATCCTAGATTCTTATTTCGTATTGATGGAATGGATAATGAAAAGATATTAAAGCTTCATTTTGAAGCCAAAGAACCGACCATCTTGGTTAGTCCATCAATGGCGTATGGCGTAGACCTTAAAGAAGACTTAGCAAGGTTTCAGATTGTTTGTAAAGCTGCTTTCCTTCCTTTGTATGATGAGCGCATTAAAAGACTCTTTAATGAAGATAAGGATTGGTATGTAAATAAAATGCTTAATAATTTAATTCAGGCATGTGGTAGAGGAGTCAGATCTAAACAAGATAAATGTGTAACTTATATTTTGGATGCTACCATTTCTAATACTGTGATTAGATCAGCATCCAAACTACCAAAATATTTCTTAAAAAGATTCGTTTAAGTTTTGTGTCTACTACTATTACTAAATATAAGTAGTAGTATGCAGAATAAGACTTTTAATTTTGAGATTCGTGATCTATTGACGCAATTTATAGCGGCAATGGATGACGTAGTTATTTCTCGTTATAATAAAGATAGAGAAGAAAAAGAAAGAATAAAGGTTAGATATGTACATGCTCCAAAAGAAAGAGTATTTTATGATCTGGTAAACAAGGCACAAAACATCACTTTGCCAGTTATATCAGTTAATATGACTGGAATTCAAAGAGATGAAACTAGAGTTTTTAATAAGATCGATGGTTTTTACGAACCAGTAAGAAGAGATACACAGGGTAAACTTACCACTCATGTGGCTATGCCTGTGCCTGTGAATGTAAGTGTAGCAGTTAGTATCATAACTAATTATCAATCTGATTTAGAACAAATCATATCAAACTTTGTTCCATACTCTAATCCATATATAATTATATCATGGAAAACTCCAGAAACTTTTAGAATCAATAATGTAGAAGAAATTAGATCTGAAGTACTATGGGATGGATCAATTCAAGTAGAATATCCTACTGATATAGAATCTACTACTAAACCAAGATTTGCAGGTAATACAACTTTTATTATCAAAGGTTGGTTGTTTCCTGCTGCTGAAGACGATTATTATAAAAATATATATTTTGTTAATAATCATTTTAGATTAACAGAAAAATATAATATGAATTATGATTCATATGCTGCTAATTTATCTGCTGAAAATGAATTGACAGTTTCAGAAACTATTTCTATATCTGGAGCACCATTAATAACAAATCTATATGTTAATAGAGATAATGGTCCATTTGAAT